CGGGATCATTCGCGTGGAACCCGCGAAGACCTGACCACCAATCAGGTTAACCGGAATTAGACCGTAAGGTCCTTCTACGGTGGGGTAAGCCATTTAAGACTCCTTGAATTTACGTACCGCGTCCGAACGAAACCTCAGATCTGCGCTCCTTGAACAGAGGCATCCGGGGGTCGCCCTCGCGCATGAAGTTGTTGTCCACTGACTGCATCTGACCATCAGTTTGTTTCTGAAAGTGGCTAGAACGCTGTTCAATGAACTCTGACGGGGTTTTGCAAAGCATCAAACCGCCGATTTGGATGCTGTCAGGGAAACGCCCTGCGTTCCCACTAGGCATGTACGCTTCGGGATGGTCACTAGCTTTTACAGGCTCCCAGCCTTCTTGCAGCTTAACGGAGACGTTTCGCGGATCATCCACCCCAAGGGTGCTGACGCGAATCCAACGCATGGCGTAACCGGGCTCCGGGTTAACTTCGGGAAGAAGTTGTGGGGGCATCCACTGCTTAGGCCGTTCTGCCTTAGCGCGGGTGTCCAGTTCACGAGAGTTACGCTCAGCCATTTTGTCGCTCCAATTTCGCTACTTCCATTGCATACTGCTGCGGGGTCAAACCATACTTCTTAGCCAACGCAACTTGCGTTTGCGTGAGCCGGATCTTTCCGCCGCTTGTAGTACGTGCTGCAGAGGCCACAACGGTGGTTGGGCGCTTCTGCGTGTCACCGGACTTGACGTTTCCGCCAAAGATCTCGGGGAACTGATTCTTCATGCGACCGTCAATCTGGTCGAAGTAATCATCAGAGCGAGGATCGATGCCCCCGTTGACTAGCTTCTGGTGCAGCCCTAGTGCGTAGCTGGTGTATTCCTCAAACCCCGGTTGCCCGAACCACTGGTTTTTAGCCTGCCAGCGCAGGGACTTTTCGTCGGGCTGAACTTGGGTCTGTGGTGATGGTTGCGGTTGTACCTGATATTGCGTCTCTTGTAAAGGCTGGGCACGAAACTTTTTAGCTTCCTGTACTTCCCAAGTAGCTTCCGCAAGCGCCTCTTGTGCAGCCACGATACCGTCGGTATCGAATGCCTCTTGCGCCTCTTTAAGGCGACGGCGCGCCGCGTCAAGCTTGGTCTCGGCCTCCTTGCGAGCAGAAGAAATGATGACTTCCTGCCCCTGATTCACATTGCGCTTGAGCGCGTTGTTTTCATTGATCAGGTGTTGGGCAAGGCGCTCAAGTTCGGCCTTTTCACGCGCTACGGCTTCCTTTTGTCGCCGCTCGTCATGCCGTGCATGCGTCAGTTCCTTGATGCGGGACTGCACCTTGTCTGAGTACGACTCGATTTCCTCGTCGGTGGGGTCAGTGACCTCGCGATCCAAAGGCTTGCGGCCTCGGTCTTTCTCGGGAGTGTCGTCAACAATCTCGACTTCAACTTCTGTATCGGCCTCAGATGTGACCGCCACTTCATCAGGGAACTTAAAATCTTCGCTTTGTACGTTCATGAGTTACTCCTTTGCGTCTTGGGGGACGAGTTCTTTAAGCATGCGGACTTTGCCTTCAAGGTAATTCATGTAACTCTGCTGCTCCACTGACCTTGCTTTAAGTGTGTTTTGCAGGTTGTCAAGCATGGTTACCATTTCGTCAAGTCGCACGCGCATGCGCGACAACTCATACCAAGCAAAATCATCCGTGACGCCGTTGTAGATATTTTCTTCTTTATCCACGCTTAATCCCCCTTGGATCTTGCACAACAGCTTCAACGCTGTCGTCGTTGATGATGCGGAACTCCTGGCCATGGATTTTCAGCCGCGTACCCGTGTTAGGGCGAACGAGGATGAACTGACCCACTTTGCAAGAAGGCCCACTGGGAAAGCGCAGCGGATCTTTGTAGCAGTCTGGCCCCATCTTCATTACCCACAACACTGGGCTCATTACCTCTTCAAAGTGCATGGTTTGGCCTGCCTTAGCTAAGCCACTCTCATACTCTTCTTCGGCCTTGGGCAGCACGCATAGAAGGTGATAAGTCACAGGATCAGGCACCTGACGGGCCTTTTCTTCGTCGGTTTGCGGCAACACGGTTGTGTTCTCGCCGTCACTCAGGAGTAGTTCACTCATCGTCTTTTTCAACTTTCTGTGCAAGGTCAAGTAAATAACGCTCCGCGACGGCTAGACCTTGAATGACACCGCAGAGTTTTTGGTACTCCTCAAAACTACGACATGCGCCGGTAGACACGGCGTCAGCGTGATGATTCATGTCATCACGAATCTGTTGACGTAAAACGTCAGCGAACTTTTTGATCATTTACGGGGCTCCTGCTTCTTGGACGCAACTGCATAGTCAAGCGATTTGCTGCGTGCCTGGAGCCGTTCTTGCGACTTGGCTTTTGCCAAGTCGATGCCCATGCGCACGCCTTCGCGTTCTTGTTGTGCGACAAGGTTGGCTTTGTCTCGCTCGATGTCCGCCTGGGTTTTCATCGCACGAAGCTGCAGGTCACCCTTGACCTTCTCTTCCTCAAGCTCTTGGCGGTCGGCCTGAGCCGCCGCGTCAATCGCCATCTTCTGCGCCTTGAGCTGCATATCCTGCATGGCAAGCTGCGCTTGCTGTTGCGCGACTTGTGTCTTGGCCTGGGCCTCCGCCTGCTTGATCTGAAGCTCAGCTTGTCGAAGCTGCAACTCCATCTGCTGCATCTGGAGCACAGGGTCTTGCGCTTGCTGCTGGGCCTGCATCTGTGCGGCCTTTGCCATGTCTTGCTGGAGCACCTGCTGTGCTGCCTGGGCCATCATGCTGCTGAGCGCGATCTCGATCTGCGGCGGGAGCTTCTCGTCTTCTGGGGGCAGCGACATGCCGAGCTGCTGCTCGATCTTCTGGCGCATGAGGTAGCCCACATGCTCTGCAACGTGTGCAGTGAGCGCGGCCTGGATCTGCGGAGCCTTCGGATTCTGGCCAATGAACTGCGCCACCACCGGATCTTGCAGCAGCATCATGTGCACCTGAATGTGCGACTGATGATCCTGATGCAGGAAGGCCTTTAATGGCTGCGACTTCAGCACATTCTGATTCTCCGTCACCGGATCTTTGGGCGTTTCTTCCTCTTCTATCGGCACAAGCTTGTCAGCGTTCTTGATCCCCAGCACGTCCAGCATGGCACGGTGAAGCTGTGGCAGGTCGTAGATGTCCGGTGCCATCTGTGCCATCTGGATGACGGCTTGGTACTGCACCACTCGCTGCGACATGGTCGCCGCGTTGGGATCGCTGACAGGGATGACATCAACGAGGTCGTAGTCAGCCTGCTTGGCCTTCTTGTTACCGTACTCGGGGTCGTAGGTGTAGTCAGGGTCCGTGTAGTCACGGATGATGCCCTTGAGGAGCTTCAGCTCCTGCTTGAGCGCGAAGTGCGTGCGCGCCTGGACTGCCGACAGAACTTTAAGCTGGCGCTCCAGCAGGGCCAGCGTGGTGCCCACTGGGGACTGCGCCGACATGTCAGACACTTTCATGTCTGCAGTGGCGGCGAAGCGACGGCCTTCTTCGACGATGTTGCCCAGCAACTGGTACAGGACCGTGGACGGCTCCTTGTACGGCAGCGGCAGGATGTTGTCTCTCAGGGCACCAGAGGGGATATCCACGTCCCGGAACTCGCCAGGGGCGATGGGTGTGTCGTCCCCCTTGATACGCAAGCCACGGCTCTTCAGACCGCCTGGGAGGTTGCTGAGCGTGCCTGCGTCCACAAGCTGGCGCATGATGCTCGTAGCGCTCTTGGCGAAGCCCCCGATCAGGTGGAACAGGCCGAACCCGTACGCCCCGAAGCCGGGGATGTACTGGTAGTGCACGAAGTGCTGGCGCTTGAGCTTGAGGTCGTCGTCCTCGTTCCAATTGCGCCGGATAGCCAGGATGTCGCCCGTGCCCTTAACCAGCGTCACCACGTACGGCAGCGCGATCTCGGAGTCCTCACCTTCACCGTACGGGTCTTCCTTGAGGCACAAGTCTGTGTGCACCTCGTAGAGCGTGAACCGATCGTCGTTCAGGTCACTGAACCCGGTCTCCTTGTCCTTGGCCTTCTGGATGTCCGTCATGGCCCGGTCAGGTTCGCCAAGCTCGACATCGCGGTAAAACCCTGCGGCCTGCAGCTTGAGAATCTCGTTCTTGCTCTTGCGCATGACATGCGTCAGGCGGCGGCAGGTGTCGAGGTCTGTGGTCCCGTAGGGCAGCAGGATGTCCTCGGCGGGGACGAACATGCTGACTTGGCGTCCCAGGTTGGGGTCGTAGTAGACCTTCTTGAACGCTGAGCCCGTAGCCGGGAGTGACCAGAGCATGCGCTCGTGCTCTGGGCGGAACTCCTTCATGGTCTCCGTCAACTCAAAGTTCATGTCGTCCTGCACACGAACTGCGGCCTCCTTCACATCTGGCGTTTCCTTGCCGATGATCTTGGTCTTGACGGGGCCTTGGGCAGGGAATGTCTCCGTGATCATCTCGGACTGGAACCGTACTACCGCTTCGGTGATCATGGGGTGGAACACGCCACAAGCGCCGCTCCAGGGCTCGGTGCGCTCCTCCATCTGCAAGCCCAGCAGCTTGAGGCCCTCGGTGTAGGCTTTCTCCCAATCTTTGCGGGAGTTCTTGTCTTGGTCGATATCGCCTTCGATATCACCACCGATGCTGGCAAGTTCGCCTTCATCAAGCTCTTCGGCAAGGTTGTTGGTGAAGTCTGAAGAGCCTTCGGAGGAGGGCTCAATCTCGATCTCCATCCCATCGATTCCGATGCTGACTGCTTCAGGATCTTCGATCTCAATCTCGATGGCGGACTCCTCTGGCAGTCCGGTGTCGATACCCAAGGGCAGCGACGGGTCGCTGTAGAGGGCTTTGTCGATATTCGTTGCCATGCTGGCCTTTCAGGTGTCAGTAGTACGCAGCGCGCCGCAGGCTGCGCCACTGTTGAGGTTCCTCGGGCTCATCAGACGGCAAGCGGATGAAACCACCCTGTCGCATGCGCATGAGCGCCTGGGTCATAGTATCGACGTAGTCGTCGTGTTCACCAGCGGGGAAGGCCGCGACTTCCTCGATAAGCTCGCGTGCCCAGCGTGTGTCTGGAGCCCACACACGGCTTGAGGAGAACATGTCCGACACCGCGTTGAGGCGGACTACCTTGTCGTTGCTAGCGCCGTTTTTGCCCCGGCTGGGGCTGAACTCGCTGATGGGGATGCCCATCGAGCGCAACTCCTGTATCAAGGGCGCTCCTGCGGCTTTCTTCTCAATCAGACATGCGTCAGGTTCCCACTCACGGTGGTACTCAATAGCGCGCTTTTTCAAATCAGGGAATGCCCACCTGCCTTTGATCGCGTCCAGCAAGATGATGTGCGCGTTGTCGTTGTCTTCTTCGTTGAACCACACACCCCACGTTGTGCAAGCGCTAAAGTCGCTGGAGGTCTTGACCTCATGCGCGGTATCCCACGACTGGATGATGTATTCGCACTTAGGCGGGCGATCTGCCTCCCATATCTGCCACATCTCGCGCTTGATGACCGCCGCCACCTCCGAGGTGGGGTTCTGCATGTACTGCGCCTGCCAGAAGCGTGGGTCCATGCCTGCACGCTTGGCCTGAAGCTGCTCCAGGGGCCACTGCCCAGGCCAGAGAGACTTCTCCTCTGGCGTATGCTCGTTCAGGATGGCCGGAAGCTCCACGATCTCCCACCGATCCGCGTCGGGATTCTTGATCTGGTGGCTTATAAGCTGCCCCGTGAGGTCAATCTGTGACCACCGGGTCATGATGACGATGATCGCACCCCCAGGCATCAACCGTTGCAGCGGCCCGGTCTGAAACCAGTTCCATGCAGCATCAAACGGCGTGCGTGTGCCTGCTTTTAGGTCCTGTTCCGAGTGCGGATCGTCGATGACAAAGAGGTCAGCGCCGCGACCAGCGATGGAACCACCTACGCCTACGGCGTAATACTGACCACCCTCGGTGGTAGACCATTTTCCTGACGCTTTTTGGTCTTCTGACACCTTTGTATCAGGGAAAATGGTCGGATAGTCCTCGGCAAGAATGAGATTCTTGATGCGACGACCGAAATCTTCTGACAGGGACGCGGTGTGCGTGCCCATGATGATCTTTTTATGGGGAAATTTACCCAAGAAGTATGACGGAAACAGGTATGAACTGAATTCCGACTTCCCCATACGAGGCGCAATGTTGATGATCAAGCGTTTTTTAACGCCTGAGATGACATCTTCGAAGATTTTCGCCAGTTTGCGATGGTGTGGGCCTTCTTTGAAGCCCGGATAGAGCATATGTGCGAAGCCTAGCAGGGAGTTTTGCGCTGACGCGATCTTGTGTCGGCGTTCTTTCTCCTCTAGCAGGTCAAAAAGCTCCATCTTTTCCTTGACCGACATGCTAGGCAACGCCGCTTGAATGGCGCTGGCTTCTTGTTGCGTCAGGAAATCAGGCAGACGCATTCGCGTCCTCTACAAAAGGAAGGTCTGTCGGGCTGGCATCGATGACGCCCATGAACCGCGCCAGTTTTTCCTTGATCTTGGCGTCCAACTCCGTGTCTTTCATCTCGGTCTTCTTGACCTCGACCCTGTCGGTGAACAGCGCCACCTCAGTTACTCGGCCCAGGAGTTCTAGAGCGCGTAGGCGTATGCGGGCGTCGGGGTGTTCGACCTCTTCGAGGATTTTCGACACCGCGTAGCCCCTAAGCTCCTTGGCCTGATGGACGAACTCCCAGTCGTAGGCCGTCAGCATCCCGGTCAGATGCTGCACCGCTTTAGGCGTTTTGAGCGCCAGCAGGGATGTGCGCTGCTTGGCGTCTGTGGCTGGGGCTGTGATGGCCTGGAACGCGCTCTGAGCCAGCGAAGCGGCTGCTGTAGCGTCGGCAGTGTCTGCCGTAGGCGCGCCTAGCGAGGTGAGCCAGTCAGAGGTGCTGTGCTGCGCGTTGAGAAGCATGCCGGGGTCGGCGTCTTCGGGTGAGCGCAGGGCACCAATGGACTCTATGGGGGGCTCGTAGTCGAGCAGGTGATCAAGCATTTCAAAGCGGGGCTTGCGTCCGAGTTTGGCGCAGTGTATGCTTGTATTTGTCTCCCTGCAAGTGTGTCACTTGCTTTCTCCCTGAGGTGGTTGTAAAACCCCTTTAAGCCCTGGGCAAACACCCGGGGCTTTTTTTATGGGTGGGTGTCAAACGTTGGACAGAAATAGCCAAGGATTTTATAAAAATTGCAGAATAAAAAGCATGTATTAAACTGCAGGAACAAAACGTAAAAATCTGTGTATGTTTAATTTTGTATTTTTTGTGCAGTGTGGTTGGGGATTCGTGTTCATATCACGACGTACTCCCTGCTCCATTTCAGGGGGGGTGGGGGTATGGTGGGGGTCTGGCT